TATCTTTTTTAAAAAGTAAATCACAATCACAGACTGCAACATCCTGCTTATCTTTCAATATCTTTTTGCATGCTTGTAAATGTGCATAGCAGGTATCAAAAGTATGTACAAGTTTTTTTTGTGGTGGACGTAATTCATATTTTTCTACTTCCACATTCGGGATTCTTGATTTTGCACTTTCAACAAAAACCGGATATAGTTTCCGATACCTTCCAGTGCTGTCAAAAAAAACAGTCAGTAGTTTCATACTTTTCTTTTATGCCTTTTTAATACCAATCGACTCGGTTCGACTTTTATTATTTCTTGCGGTTTATCAACTCTTACGGGGCGGCCAGTCATTTCTGCATACATATTATCCCATAACCTTTTCGCATATACATGTTCAAGCCGTGTCCCTCTTTGTCTTAATACAGCTTTCCGCAATCCCGACTTGTAATGAATAAAACAAGTTGCAGGATTGTTCTCAATGTGCGCCCAATCACAGTCGACAGCATTCCATTCTCTTGTTTTTACTGCAACAACTTTTGCGGTGTATTTGTCTTTATGTTCCATCATCCAGCCCCAGGATGCTTGATTCATCCCGGCCCATTTATTACGGTATTTATTATGTAATGCAAAATTACCGTTTACATCGCACTCATGCATTCGCAGATTTATCTGATACCATTGCTCAAAAAAATCAAGTGATCTTTCATTTGGCCTGACAAATAATATTCCGCCATTCATTGGGATTCGTGTTGTTCTTGTCCGCTCGGTATAGCAGATATCAAAATCTTTTTCAAAGGCATGGCTGAAATTTCTGATTGCCATCATATCGCAATCTGCAAAAATAATATTATCTTTTGTTTTTCGTAAATGGTCGCGCCATATTTTCAGTTTAACTGTATTATAAGTAAAATTGTATGGTACTCTGTAATGTCTTTTCGGGGCCTGGATTTTGTATTCTATAAATTCACATTTCGGTGTGTACTTTTTACACGAATACCGGAAAACATCCAACAGCTTTTTATAATCAGGGCCAGTTGTATAATTAAATTGTACTGTCACGATCTGCATTATATACTCCTTTCTTGATGTTTATTTTTCATCGGAAAGAATACTATCCTTCCACAATGTTCACATTTCGCAATTTTACCGCCGCGCTTTTTAAAATATTGATGAAATTGCATTTTTCTTTTTTTAAAATATTCCCATGTATGCCGCCGCTTAATAATACAAGCCAGCCATTTAAATAATTCTTTCATAATGCCCTTTTCCTCAATTGTAGTTCCTCTCTGGTCTTTTTGTCTATAGTAATAGCTTGTTCTATTTGTAGTATATAGCCAGCCGTCAGATTGTCCACTGCATCGTCATGGTCTTTTCCCGATCCGTCAAATGTTTCTATTTCTTCAAGCCAGGATTTATTCCAATCACCTCTTATTACGTGTACATGTTTCGGGGCTTCGAAAATTGGTTCAAGCGGCAATGCTCTTACTGCTTTATCAATTTTTCCACAGTCAACTTTTTCCCATTTATAATCAGGAATATTTTGTTTTAAATAATAATATGCATCCTTTGCATCAATGCTTGATTCTACAGCATGGATTATAAAATGTCCTTTCATTTTTGTTTTCAGTTTTATTTTTCTGTCTCTCTCTGGTGCATTTTCTCTGAACCGTGCCCGGTCAAATACCCATAAATGAGGTACAGGATCACCAATCCTTCTTTCAAATGCCAATTCAGTTCCGCTTGTATAATCTGGATCATCCCCGGAGCGTTCTTTTGCTGTATGCGCCATATCCCACATTTGCACTCTCTTTAATTGTCTGTAGTTCGGAATTACCGGATCATCAGGATTGTGAAATATAATTCCTACTGTTGAAAATACTGCTCCTTTTTTATGTTTTGGATCACAGTCCATTAAAGCCTTTGATGAATATATTCCAAGTGTGGCATATTGTTCTTCATACCATTTATCTTTGTATCTTTCTGGAAAAAGATATTTTCCAAGATATTTACCAGGACCCTTATAATCAGAAGCACGCGCAGGGAAAGATAAAGATTCAAAATGCGGAAAAAGCGGATCTCTTTCCATTGCATCTTCAATCCTTCCGTGTGGATCGTCCCAGTGCCAAATTGTAGAAAGCAGTATAACAATGTGAACGTCTGCAAGCCTTGTCATTAAATCGTCTGTAAATGCTTCCCATACTTTATCTCTGATTGTTTTAGACTCTGAATCGGCACGCCCTGAAATGGGATCATCAATAAGAACAAGGTGACCGCCGGACCCAGTTATACCAGAAGACAACCCAGATCCGTATAATTTTCCATATAAAGGTTCTTTTGTGGTTTTATCAATAAGTTCCCAATATGCCTTTGCATTCGATTCTTTTGATAATGCAAGGTCTGGATATAGTTCGGCGTATTTTGCTGAACGAAAAATATTTCTTGCATCTGAGGTAAATTTTTGTGTCAGATCTGCTTTATATGTTGTCGCCAACACTTCACAATTTGGAAACTCTCCAAGAAAATGAGGCGGCAAATATCTCGATAACATATCTGATTTCCCGCTTCTATGATGGATAGAAACTTTCAAATATGTTGATTTACCATTTCTAAAGTCTTCAAATGCTTTATCAATTCTGTCACATATTATTTTTGTATGAAATCCATGAATAAACGATTCGCTGGTTTTCATCCAGCAGTAATCTATGAAATCAATATGATGTTTTCTTGCTCTTTCCCTTTCTTCAGCTTCCAGCAGTTCAAGCAGTTCAATTTCTTCAGCCTCAGTCAAGGGCATTTATTTGTCCTTTTTTTCCAGCAGATAGGCAAGACGTTCTCTCCGTGCTTCAGCATCCATTTTTTCTGATTTCGACTGTTTAACCGCCGGTCCATCATTGCCGAGAATAGCCAAATACTTACCAAGCAATTCAAGGGCTTTTGTTTTTGATTCGAGCTTTACGCTGATATTGGTTCCGGTCGTATTTGTTGTCTGTGATACTTCACTGATTGCATAAGCGGTATCGTTGTCTATTTTTTTAGATGATTTCAGGTTTACATGATCATCATCAAATTCAGCGATCTTCCGAATATCTGACTTGGCAATCCTCAAAACGTTCTGCAGCCATTCAAGAGTAATCTGTTCGGAGTCAGAAAGCATTGCTTTTATTTTTTCCTGTATATGATTTTTTATATATGGTTTATTAAGGTTTTCATAAGCCTGAGCGTTAGCGCTTTTTTTTGAATACCCCGCTTTAATTGCTGCCTGTAGGCCGTTGAAACCGTTCTCGATATAATATTGACAGAATAATATCTGTTTTGTAGTCATTTTCATATCATATTTCCTTACGCTTTGAATCCGCATTTAATAGCTTTACTATTCTTTCAGCGTCTTTTTGTTCAAAGCATTCACATACAGCCATGCAATTATATTTATCCTCTCTTTCACTATCAACTACCGAATATTTAAAACAACATGAATGCCCTGCTCTGCTTGTATTATCTATATAATATCTATGCTTTTTCTTTTTCATCCGGTTCTCCTTTTGATAAATTGCTTCTATTCAATAGATCGGTAATCATTTCCGCATATTCCTGATTCTGACAATATGCAATTATTTCAAGATATTTATTATCAGAAATTTTTATTGCCGTTTCCTTATTTCTCGGTTCTTTTGTTTCTCTGCATATGGTTGGATTGTATTCAATTGATTTTTCCACAAAATTAACAATTTCTTCTTTTCTGTATTTGCTTTCTGGAAAATAAAAACCTGTTATTATTTTAAATTCATCATTCAATTTTGGTTTCTTCATATAATTCTCCCTTTTCAGTATACCACAAGTTAAGCATTTTTTGTAAATTATTTTTTATCAATTTTTGATATCCATAATACAAAGAATGAAAATAATACCGTTGCAGGCCAGAGAATTGAAAGCATTATATGGATATAAAAGGGCAGCTTTCGACTTTGCCTGTCATTGACATCTGTATAGATTGTGAATGCAAGCATTGCGATTGATAAGACTACATAAATTATTATAAAAATTATCATTTGTTACTCCTTAATATTTATTAAACATCTTATACACATTGCAGCCGTTTGAATAAGTTCGTTTTTTATATCTTCAATTGTTTTATCTTCATATACACAATTTAGTGCTGCTCTTATTGCTTCTCCTGCTTCTTCATTCATAATTGATACTTGATGAATTATATCACTCGGCCAATATGGATGTTTTTTAATAGCTGATTTTAATTCCTTAAGTATTAAAGTATTTATATTGTCTATTTTCAAAACAGCCTCCCCTTTTTAGTTTCATTCACTGCAGCAGCAAGGTTTTTTACAGCTTGATTATAATATGATTCTTTAAGTTCAATACCAATATATCTACGATTCATTTTTATGGCTTCATATCCTTCAGATCCTATTCCAGCAAAAGGACTTAATACAATATCGCCCTCAAGTGACCATAACTGCAAAGCCCTATGAATTACTTGTAACTGTAATGGACAAATATGCCGTTCATCTTTTTCGTCTCTTGCAGACCTATGCTGTAATGTATCGCTTGGATTTATATCGGTCCATATTGGAGAAGCATATCTTTGCCATACATCAATTGAATATCGTCCCTTTCCTATTTCTTCCGAAGCATCACCGACATAATGATCAAATTCGCCTTCTATCGGTTTCGGGTTTTCTCCGGGCTTTCTCATAGTTACCAGATAATCAGGTATTCCTTGCCTGGACATTGCCGAATCTTTTACAATTTGCTTGTGAAGCAATCCAAGTGCCTTAGTTCGCTGCATTGCTATTACAGGATCTTTCCATATTACAACTTCTGAATGATAAATAAATCCTTCTTCCTGATACATTTTTATAAGTTCACCACGGAAATCTACTATTCCGATATATCCATCATTTGTTTTAGACGTTGGTAAATTCATACAATGAAATGAAAGCAATCTACCGGGCATCAAAGTCCGGAATTGTTCTTTTACCAAATATTTGTAATGATCATAAAATTCACTTCTTGATTTTGAATTACCCATATCCTTATTAGAATTTGAGTATGTATACAATGAGGCAAAAGGTGGAGAAAATATAGAATATCCGATTGAATTATCTTTAATTTTATTTATATGAATTTCCACAGTATCACCAAGATACATCATCCATCCTTTGCCTTGCGTTTTATGTTCCTTATATTCTGTTTTAGTTTTTTCCATTCCCCTAATGTTAAGCTCGTTTAGTGTATGCATATTTTTCACCATTTCCTCAGCCATTATCATTGCGTCTTTCTCCTTTCGTTCAATATTTTTTACTATAGCCCCCTCAAGCTGTGAAACTATTATTTTAACATTGACCTTTTTCTCCTGTCCGAATCTCCAGCACCTTCTCACTGCTTGATAATATTGTTCATAACTATCTGATAACCCAACAAATGCTATATTATGACAAATCTGATAATTCATACCATATCCGAAAATTGACGGTTTACTTACCAAACATTTTATTTTTCCGGCCGCAAAATCATGAGCTGATTTTTTCTTATGTTCTTCAGAATCGCTCCCCTTAACTTCAATACAATCGTTTATTGCTTTTTTTAATGCAGCTGATTCATCATTAAGATTACACCACACAAGCCATATTTCATCAGATGCATTTATAATTTTTGCGCACATATTAACTCTATCATTAATTGTCTTTTTCCTTGCCTGTTGTCTTTCCTGTAGTGTTTGCGCTTCCATGGGGAATAAATAACCGTCTTGTATTTCTTCTGTTTCACATGTTAATTGCTTAATAGTTAATTCTGGCAAAATAAACTTTCCATCCTTATAGCCCAAATCTGACGGCTTTCTTATCATTACGGCCCAGGAACATACCCATTTCCAATATTCACTTTCTGCATGTCCTTTTAATCTCCATTTTTGAGTTTCTCCTCCATCATGAACAAAAAACATTGATAGCATTTCTGTCCTGGCCATAGCGCCAACAAACTCAGCATGATTACCAAGCTCCATAAAATCATTCGGTGCGGGGGTTGCCGTAAATGCATATCTAAACGGTATTTCCTTTGTATTATTAATTATATAATTCCTATATTTACCAGTATAAGATTTTAATATTGACGATTCATCGAGAATAATACAGTCCAATTCAGAAAGATTAAATTTTTCTATTCTCTCATAATTAGTTATTGTTATTTTATTTCTCAATATGCCATCATTAGAGTAATCAATATCCGAAACATGGAATTTATCTGCTTCATGCAAGGTTTGATCTGATACAGCAAGTGGAGCAACTATTAAAATTTTTCCAAGAATACACTTTGCTACCTCTAACTGCATCGGCGTTTTCCCCATGCCACAATCGGCAAAAACACAAGCCCGCCCTCGTCTTAAAGCCCATTTACAAATATCAGATTGAAAATCAAATAACATTGGATTTAATTCGGGTATTTTATTAAGTCCCGTTGGTATTTCTTCAATAGTCTTTTTTGTTAAAAATTCCTTATAATCCATTATTCCCCCTTGTTATTTACTATGGCCCGTTTTTTCCGTCTTCTATATCTGACAACATATAAAAAGACATAAAACCCTCGCGCCAGCTTATTTTAACAGTACTTGATAAAGCGTCGTCTATCTCAATCATATCAAGTAAGAGGCTATTCCCATCTCTCGGTGTCTTCGTTATATTTTTCAACACTTACCTGATTTTCCATATCAACATTTTCTAATGATTCAACGAAATCTTCAATTGCTTCATATTCTGTTTCATATTCTCCCTCAATATAATCATCATCATAGCCAACTCTAAAATATGGCATAAAATCTTCCCCTCGGCTTGCCTGGCCGGTGTACTCGGTGCTAAATATTCATTTTTATAACAATTGCCTTCTGTATCTTGTCAAGCGGATTAGCCTTTTCAGCTTCTTCATAACTTTCAAAAAGTTCAAGATAATCGGTTAAATGTTCAATATAATCATCATAATCGTCAAAGATATAATTATCATAATCGCCAAAGATATAATCGTCTGTTTCTATCCATTCCCCAACTTTTACTATGCTTATATCTTGTGCTGTAAAAGCGTAATCTGCAAGCAGTGTATCATTGCTGACAAAAATCTTAACTGGATAATCTGGATACTTTTGCATAAGTTCATAAACTTCTTTTATCTTTTCTCTATTATCTTTATTATTATTCATTCCTTCCTCCTTAAAGGTGTATTCGGTGCTAAGATTGTATCATCTCGTCACATTTCAGAATAATCATATCTGCATAATTCGCAATATTAGCTGCTTTCATTCTTAAAATTTCATACCACATTTTAGCATCATTTTCCTTCATATCAAATTCAATTTCTATAAGCTTTTTCATATTGCGTTTCATATGATAAATTGATATATCAATAGGAAAATTATCCCATCGATCTTGAAACTCATCTTTACGAGAATTCTCTTCCATTTTTTCAATCTGTGCCTTGTTCCCTGCTTCAATTAGTTTGTCATATTTACTCATCCCTTCCTCCTTTATCGGTGCTAAAGTTTATTTCTCTTATTTAGTTTTCCTTTTGCCTTTTCGCTTCCTGCTCTGCTTTGTATATTCTATCATAATATTCTTCCATCGCAATTCTATCAGCTTCATAGTCATCTATATCAATTTCGTCGTCGGGATTCCAAGACGTACAAGGTGGTTCTATCGGCATCCCCCCCGGACCACTTACCACTCCTCTACAATAGTCTGTATTATTTAACGGACAGATTTCACAGTCGTTTATTTCTGACGCTTTCATTCCTTCCTCCTTAAAGATTGTTTCTTGCTTTTAAAAGCTTCATTCCATATTTCAGGATTTTTATTTTTATTTTAGCAGCAGCATGAGTAGCATAAGCAGCAGAAGCAGCATTATAAGCAGCAGCATAAGCATCATAAGCAGCATAAGCAGCAGAAGCAGCATTATAAGTAGCATAAGCAGCAGAAGCAGCATTATAAGCAGCAGCATAAGCATCATAAGCAGCATTAGCAGCAGCATAAGTAGCAGTATAAGTAGCATAAGCAGCATAAGCAGCATTATAAGCAGCGTGCCTGTTTTCTTCTGTATCATTTTTTACACATCTTTCGGCCGCTTCAATTGCTTTTCTTGGCCGATCATCATCAGGATATTCTTTTTCAAAAATATGCAGCACCTGTTTTGCTACATACACAGTATATTTTATTCGCTCAATCCTGCTAAAATATCTGGAAATCCCCCAATTGCAGTAATCAAATATAGTATCATCATTCGATGCAATTCCTTTTTCGAGTAGCTCGATCGGATCACTTGTTTTTTGTTCCTTTACCCATTCAATGCTCCCTAAACATGCGCCAAATCTTTTAAGCCATTTTTCCGTTATCTTTTCCATATATCCTCCTTAAAGATTGCCCGTCTTTCCGGGCTTTGCCGGATGTGGTGATCGAACCCACTCCCTCAGATTTTCAGTCTGGTGCGCTACCATTACGCTAACCCGGCAGATCTTTAATCAGTGTTTTTCATATGCTTTTCTCTAATCATTTTTTTCTTTTCTGCTTTCGTTAATTTCATTTTTTGAACTTTTCTTAAATATTGCCCGTCCTTAATATCATAATCAGCCTTCCCTGATCTTCGGACAAGATATATTTTTTTTCCGCATTCGGGACAGTTCCCGGAATATACACCAGTTTTAATTTTTAAATTGATCAACTCAACTGAGTTTTTACATTTTGGGCATCTTGTCTGAATCATTTAATTCTCCTTTTCGTCTTCAACATTTTTTTTTATGAATCTGCAATAGTCGGGATGAACGGCCATTGCTTCTTCATTCTGTAATTCAGCTTCCGGTTCATGATTCATAACAAGAAAAATGCTGAACATATTCCAGGTTTTTAAACAGCCTGTTTCTTTTATTTTTCCCCTTTTATATTCAACTAATCTCCCGATATCGTCATTTGTTAAATTACTGATTACCAGTTTTTCCATTTTCTTCTTTCTCCTTTTGGATTATATTAAGTGCTGTTAATTCTGCCACAGCTTTTACTTTTTTGTAAACATGTGGAATATCTTTCCACGACAATGCTATTTTTTCTTTTTTTACTTTTTTATATTTTATAAGATATCTTCCATCGGTTACATATGCAGTCCACTGCCCGATATAATCAACCGGAATTTCACCATGCTTGAATTTCCAATCTTCCAGCATTCTGTATACTCTATCCCGTTTATCAAACATGTATTCAAGTTTTTCAAGCTCAATATTATAGACTGTTTTAAACTCTTTGGTTTTCTTGATTTTCCTTAATTCTCGTTTTTTCATGAGTACCTCCATTATACACTATTTTTATGATTTTTGAAAGAATTAATTATATGGATCAGCACAAATATTAGAATTGATACCATGCCGAAAAAAAGAATATACATCAAAAACGGAATAATAAAAATCTTGATTAAAAATATCATTCCAGTATCCCTGTATAATTTATTTTCGCAGCTGTTGAAATCCTGCTATTCGTTATCATTTCTTCCTGCCTTCGGATTATCGCCAGTAATTTAGATTTTCGGGAATTGAAATCAACTGCTTTATCTTCTTCATATTTTAGCCGCCTTTTAAGGTCTTCAATAATTTTTCTGGTTTCTGCATCGATACGATTAAACCAGTTCTTTTTTTCAATTCTCCTGCCCCATAAATAACCAAGCAATAAAATTACCATCCCTTCCGGCAGCAATACCCAGAATGTCACAATCAAAAAAGTATCACGCAAAGTATTCTGTTTAAACTGTGATATATCGGTTGCAGAAATTTGCAGCGGATTACAGATAATAAAAAATCCTATAATCCCGAAAATAATTCCGAATCCACATGAAACAACAATTATTGAAATTATTGTTTTTCTTTTTTCTCGTACTCTTTCCAGATCTGTCATAATTCCCCCTTATTTTCTGAAAACAATTGCCCATTTATGAATGTTAAGTTCAAATTCTTCTTTGGTGATTTCTTCATGCCATCCACCATGTTTTAAATAAATACTTTCTGAGTTAGGATCACTCGTTAAGATAATATCTTTTTTATTATCATAAGCAATTGCTGCAACATAATGACCAGGTTTTTTCTTACAGATTAAAGCTCCATTGCCTTTAAATATTTCAGCCGTCAATGATTCCCAGGTCCATTCTGAATATACAGCTATTCCATATTTAAACATCATAGCAAATAATGTTTTATAATTTCTCATTACCCGGTTATCAAAAGTATTTCCGCCTGAAAATATATGATCATTTTTAGGATCATTCATAAACATTGCCAGATAATCATCAAGCTGTATTCCCAATCCGAGAACATCCGGATAATCTTTTTCTATTATAAATCCCATTCCTTCAATAATAGTACAAAATGCTGATATGCCGCACATTTCCAGCCAGTTGTATTTTGTGAGAATATTATTTTCGGAAAGCACTTTTTTTATCATATTGTCAGATGCATTTTTATTTTGACTGTACCTGATGTTTTTATTATTCCAATGTAAAATTCCGTTTATCATCTTATCCCCTCCTTACCCAGCCAATAAAAATAAAGCTCATAATAATAAATATTATCGCAACAACTTTCATATGTACCCCCTATATATTTTCCTTAATTGATCTTTTATTTTTATATCGGTTTCGGATAATGATTTTGTTTTCTTTGAAATATTTACTAATGCTCTATACATCATATACGCATCAGCTTCATCAGTTGTATCAAATTCCATATTAAATTTCTGATATACTTCATCAAGATATTTTCTGATCAATGATTTCTTTGATTCGATTCTGCAATAATGTTTCCATGTTTGTATAGGCATGGTTATAATTGGAATATCATGTAATGTCAACGTTAATCTAATTACACCGATCACCTCACCCATAAATAGCATTGAGTTTCTTTTTTTTAGATTTACACCATAGCCTTCAATTATTGCGAAATTTATTTCTTCGCCATCAGCATATAACTCATTTACCATCACATTTAACATATCATGTATATTTACAAGCGCATATTCATCGGCTAATGGTTTTCTGTTTTTTATACAGAATGATTTTTCCAATGTTGTCGATTTATAAAAAATTCCTGTGCGGTATTTGCCCGGATCAATTGATATCATTTATTCCCCTTTAATCACAGCCATTATTTCCGATTATATCGGCCTGCCTGTTAGCTAATATTATATCACATTTTAATTGCTTTTTGTTACCTTTGGTTTTCGTTTTTAGGCTCAGAATGATTACCACATTCCGTCTTATAATAGTCGATTAGCTTATCGTCAATATCCGCTTCTGTTAATTTTGCTTCCTTCCAGTGGTTACAACTATAGTCTTTACTGCCACAGTGATAACAGTATTCAGATATTAGATGGTATCGCTGTTCGTCTGTTAGATCATCGAGTTGTTCTTTTATGGTCTTCTCAGGCTGTCGGGTGTTCCACGCTTTGATTGATATTTCTTCAAGCCATTCCATAGTATGTCTTAAGGCTTTATTTGTAAGACTTATTCTACAGTTGTTACATTTAATTACTATTTTTCTCGTTGCTGTCATTTCGTTTCCGTATTTGAATAATTCTATTGTATCTGATCCGCAAAATGGACATGGTAAAAATTCATCGTTCATATTCCCTCCAATAATAATTCGGGGTTTTCATGAATAGTGTCAATAACAATACAGTAACCAATTATATTATATAATTCAGAATATATATCAAACGCGTCGTTTTCTATATACCAGGCTCCCCTATCAGTTTCCCAGATAACTTTACATATGCCATCTTCCATTCCCGGCGCATTTAAAAATTCCAGAATATCCCCCTCAAATATTTCTGCGATAGTTTCGTCTTTTAGTCCGGTAAACTTTCCTCTATACTCAAACTTTCCTTTTCTAAAAGTTTTTGATATAAGTTCGTTCAGTGTGTAAATCTGTGTTATTCCGCGGTCTTTGTCATATAGTCTGTATTTTTCAGTACTAAATGTAGGGTTTTCCTTTTTATCCCAAGCCCTAAACTTTAGTTCTCTCATTTCCTCACCTCCTATCTATACTCTCGGTTTCCAGCTTTTTTATTCTGTCTGTAAGTTCCTTTATTTTATCAAGTGCAAGCTGTATACCATCACAGTTGTTATTGACTGCTATTTGCACTCTTCCTAGGTCGTCGTCACAAACAATTGGGCGGCTTGTTAAAAATGGTAGTCTTTCCCACTCTGTCGGGGACCGGGTTTCTTCCTGCTTTGGCTCTATTCCGCTTCCATTACAATGATTACATATCTGCGGTTCTGCATCAGGAAAAACGGTGTCATTTGTTGTCGGTTCAAAAACAATCTGACCATGACATTTAGAACAGACCTGTTCTTCCTGCTCTGGCTGATAGCCTTTGCAGTTGTGCATATAGGTTTTTATAATTAATGCACAATGTGTATCCTTATTTGTATTTGTGTTATATGCGGGACACTCTTCATTCTGACACGGCTTGTTGTCTCTTTCGGTTGGTATGTATTTGTTCATATTTTCTCCTCTATCAAACGTGCGTCCATCCACAAAATGGACATGGAGTGTTCATTTTATAAAAAAGACTTTTCTTGCAAATCATACGTGTTCTTTCCTCACGCTCTAAAAGCGTTAAGATTCTCTTTCTTAATTCTATGGGGCGATATCCATATTTAGGATATTTTTTATCACCCATTAATATTCTAAATGTTTCATTTTCATATTCTTCTGCCGTTTCACTCATTCCTCTTTCTCCTTTGGCTTGTCCTTGAGGCGACAGGAAGTGAATAGTTCTGTGGTATTAGCAAATCTGTAATCATACATGCAACTAAACTCACCAGGCATATTTGTTACTCTGATATACGGGCAAATACCATTTCTTGTGTTTGCTTTCATGCAGCTTTCAACTTCGATTATTTTCATACTTCGCCGCCCTTTTTTTTTCCGAAAACAATTCCAATTGCGTATCATATTCTTTATAAATTCGGGTATAATCTTCAATTCTGGTATAATCCATACGAAAGCTATTCCATGATTTATTTTGCATTTCCTCAAGTCTTTTCCATAATTTAGGAAAATAAAGATATAGTTTGTGGAGTTCTGAGTCTTTTTGCAGCGGACAACACCAGCAAGATACACGCTTAAAATGTTGATATAACCCTAACCAATTAAAGCCCCTTTCATAACAAAATGCCAGCGCCTCAGATTCTGTCATATCAATATCTATCAGCGGGAATTTAATATTTATTCCGCTGTTAATTTTTCTTTGAAGATTTTTGCTACCTGTTCTTTTAAGTTCATCGCTTGCAAATCCTATATATACCGTGTCACCTTTTGAGCTATATTTATCAAGAGCATTTGCTTTTTCTCTTGTACACCACCGACGCGTTGGTGATGGAAAGCCAAATGCTTTTTTCCCTTTATTTGGCCCTCTTGTGATAATGTGTTCAAACGCCAAATAATCAAAACTTTTGCGTGATGTTACTCTTGTAATTTTCATTCCGATATATTTTTCAACCGACTTAATGTGATCATACATTTGCGGAAATTCCCATGTTTCTGCATCAAACCAAAGTATTTTATCAATCTCCATTTTGTTTTCTACCATATATATCAGCATGGCGGTAGAATCTTTCCCTCCAGAAAAATTAACAATTTTCATACTTCACCACCTTTTATCTTGATACTCTTATTTCAGCATCTGGATATTCTTTACAAACCTCAAGTACAGTCTCAAGCCATGGAATAAAATGTTCATATAAACCCCATCCGTTAGGAGAATCAAATTGTTTATAATACTCGGGTCTTGCTTTCATATTATTTAATCCTTTCTCAAGTATATCGATAATATCAGATGCACTTTTATAACCATTCTCATCCGGCCTCCATAGTATGTTATATATTCCAGCTTCGTTAGCCATTTTTCCTAAATTATGTGTTATATTTACTGACAAGACCTCGGTTGGCCTTATAGCTATTAAATCAAACCAAAGACTCATACTTCACCGCCCTTGATAAACTGGCTTTTTGTTAGGTCTATTTTCATTCTGTTTCCTCCAGTGTTTTTATAATTTCATTCCATGGCAGGCCAAGGATTTTTTCTATGAGTTCAATGTCTTTTCCACACCAAGACTGCTTTAATCTTCTTAATTCTGCATTACTAACTACTACAAAATCATATGCTATTGTTTGACATCTTGTTTTTACATTTTTAATCAGCCGTTCCAGAAGTTCCCGGCGTTCTTTTTCACGCTCAATGATATCAACTGATTCCACTGCTGATTCAATCAGCCATCCATGTATATTTCTTGCACAAGACATTATCTTTTCTCTCGTAGAATTATTGATATCACATAGCTCGCCAAGTTGCCTGTCGATTAGTTGTTTAGGGGTCATGCTTCACCGTCCAGTAGCCACTGATACAGTTCTTTGGCGGACGAGAACATTTTGAAGCTGTAAAAAAGCGAACGGCATTCGGGGGAACAAGCCCAGTACTGTTCCATATCTCCTTTATATGCCCAAGTATCTGTAGGATTGATGGCAAGACCCTTTGCTGGCCCTCTAAAACTTATTAAATACCTTTTACCCTCTGCTTCCATGCCCCAATAGCTCGACCGTTCGTATGCTTCTTCATAACTGTCCGGCCACGGTTTTTCATTTTTTAACCGTTCGATTTCCTTTCCGAGTTCTTCATATTCCTTTTCAAGTTCTTTTAAATCTTTCATGACTGCTCCTTAATGGGGACTACCTGATAAAAGTAATCCCAGTTATCTGTATCGTCTTTTGGAAATCCATCTTCAATACAAATAAAATCATCTCCGTCATAAATACCGTAATAATTTAAGAACGCTATACTTTCTTTTATATTGTTCGTAAAATGATACTTATACCCAATTTTGCGATCAGTCTTTTTTACCGGGATGAGTTCGCAAGGGATGAGATTACGATCCATAAGATATGTACCTACACCCCAGGTATTTTTATCCCAATATAAGATGTGTTCCTCAAACCTGATTCCCAATCCGTCACCCTCTCCAATGGCTTGCTCAATCTTGATGTTATCCGGGACACGGATTATCTTTCTTTCAGGATGGGTTTTGAGATACTGCTTCACCTCTTTGATTTCCTGTTCGGCTTTCTGAAGCCGTTCCTGTGCTTCTTCTCTTGTCATAACCTTTCTCCTTTTTTTATGTAGCCTTTTTTGAGGGCTTCCTGACGGACGTATTTTAACAGGTTTTTTCTCAGTTCCCTTTCTGAAGATGCCCGGCAGTTACCTGAAATGTTTATTCCCCAAAGGTATCTTCTTTCATCACCGCAAAATTTTCTTTCATCACCGCAAAACTTGTCTTTGCCCTTTGCTATTCTTCCGGTTACTATTACTCTCCAGATCCAGTAACCAGATCCCAATAGGAAGGCTGTATGGATATCCTTGGATGCGTGCAGTCCAGCTTCACATAATGTTGGTTCTGTGTATATTTCTACCTTATCAGTTATATCATCAACATACCTATACGGCCATTTCATCTTGTGTGTAATGCCTCTGCGGATCAGGCGATTATCACCGTAGGCAAGACGTTTATCATCAGGTGAACAGTACCAGCCCTTCATTTTGCTCTCCTTTTATACTTTTTCCTTTCCGGATTATCTTTATAGTCCATGTATTCAAGATCAGCCTTGATGTCTGCGATTTCCGCCTCGGTGTAATCTTCCCGGCTCAGTTGTGCCGCAAAAGTTAAACATCTGATTGTCGGTTTTAAATTCATAATATTCTCCTTTTATCTGTCGTTTAATATTTCAAGTTGCTTTTTTCTTGATTTACTTTTATAGTGAGTCAAATATTCTTTCCCGTATCTTTTTTTTCCGGTTTCAGTTTCAACCAGTTTAAAAAAACAATTATCGCAATATTTTAATTTTCCTGCATATTCATACTGTTTATCATAAAGCCAGGTTTCACACTCCGGGCATTGAATAAAACAATCGCATGATGGTTCATAATAAATCCCCTTGAGAAATTTATTATTAAATTCTATCTTAACCCATTCTTTTCCACATGTCGGACATTTTCCACCGAGCATTTCAAGATCAAATAATTTTTCAAATATTTCTTTTTTTAATCTTTTGCCAAGTGCAATCATATGCCTTTTTCGTTCTTCAACAATCATATTCCATTTTGCTTCTTTTTGTTCTTCGTTGCATAAAGTTAAAACATTTTTAAAGTTCATCGGATCTCCTGTTATTTAAAAAATCTGTTATATACATATTCATTTGATCGCGCGGAGTTGTTGATTTATTTTCTTTTTCAGTATCTGGTTTATCTGGTTTTGCTTCATTTAGATAATCATTAAAATGACTCGGGCGTGTTAGTGTCGATAATCTAATATATTGTTTCATTTGCGAATCATTTTTCCATTGATTATATTTTACAGTAAAAACTTTTCGAAAATCATTTACTGTAAATCCTTCTTTTAATCTCGGGATAATCATTTTAAAATTGGATTCTACTGGTTTTGTATTTTTACCCGTAATAAAATTAAATATTTTAATTACTTCCCTTGCTTGTTCTGTTAATGATACGGGTTTTTCCTTTTCTTTTTCCTTTTCCTTTTCTTTTTCCTTTTCCTTTTCTTTAAGAGTATCCATACCCTTTGCATACTCTATGCATAGTCTTTCAAAAATACCATGTTTGCGCAGTAATGCTTGATGTGATTTAATTGGTTTTGACGTTGTATTTGTATTCAAAATGCTTTCACCATATTGTATATAACAATATTTTCTAATAAATAAATTTCCATTCGGTAGCACTATTAAATGACCATTTGATTTTATAACCAATTCCTTCCAGTTAATATTTGTTCCGACCATAAAATTTGCAAGCCTTTCTGATCCATCAATAACACCAACAGCATCACAATTTGTAAGCAAATAAAACCATGCTGCCTTTTCTTCCGGTGTAAGATCAAGAAACCATGCTTTTTTCCATATCTCAGTTTCGATAAAACGCTTTGACATTAATTTTTCCTTTCATTATATATGCTTACATAATCATGCTGTAAAAAAAAGATTGTCCTGAAATATAATATTTTTATGAGTTCGAGATTGATTATATCTCTTATATTTATTGTACATCTGCAATTAATATGACCTGCCAGTTTATTTTCAAAAAAATCGTCTCCCATAAATCCCCCTAAATAAAACATCCCTTCTGATAGCCGGATAATGAATGAGCTATATCTATCGGTTTTCTCTCCAATAAATATATATCCGGCCACCGAAAGGGATGGCATTTGCTCATTCGTACTATTAATTATATACTATTTTTACCTAACTTAAAAGAAAAACTTTTTAAATATACTGACTTTTTACTTCCTCATAAATCGATTCAGGGATTATCACAATAACACCATTGGGATATTTTACTTCAAATACTTTATCTTCTTTTGTAAGTCCGCATTGCGGATTCAATTGTATTTTTACATGATCATATTTGACCGATGCTTCACAGACTTTGTAAGGTGTTTTTCTTAATAATATTCCTTTCATTGTTTACTCCTTTATTTCTGATTTTAATACAGTCTTAATTTCTTTATTTTCAAGCTGTATCAATAATGTTTCTTCATGGCTTCCCGGTAAATAAACCCCGACAATCTGCCCTTTCCCTTCTGGCAATATAACTGCTTTTTTTTCATTTTTAAAATCCTTCAAACTCATTTGCCGATTTTTGCTGCGTTTCTGGATTTTCTTTTTTCAGTACAATATTAAAATCAGGCTGATTATCAGAATTCTTTTTTTCATTTTTGAAAACGATGATTTTAGTGGTGATATTATTTATAGTTATATTCCCGACCATAAATTTTTTACCGTTCTTTGTTGATACGTTTATCCATAATGCTCCGATATTATCCATGTTTTACTCCTTAAAATAATTCATCAAGTTCATCAGCCGATTCCATAATTATGTTTTCGGTCTGATCATCAATTGGTGCATAATCTCTTTTTAAGGCATGATTAACTTTTGTTGATAGGTGCGGAAATTTTTTAAGAAATTCTTCCCTTCCCTTTTCATGCCATAGCCGATGTGCTTCTGATGATAAATGCAGCCAATTCGATGTATAATTTTTCTTTGGTTCTTTTGTCCTGTCGTTTCCCATTCCGACCGACTTTATATGTGATAGTTCCCCTCCCCCATTTCCTATAAATCCCCCGGTTGCTTCACAGATAGGATTGTTTTCTTTGTACTCATCAATGGTCATTATTTCATCATTCAAAATAATTTCCTCTTTGTTGAGCATATCTCGCCAGGTTTGCCAGTAAACTCCAATATCTGCCGATGTATCAAGATGTACTCCCATGTAAGACAGCCGATTAAAAAGCATGTTAATCCAATTAGCCATTTCAACCGTGTTTAATTTTGATGTGCTGCGAATAAAGGATAATTTCATTTCAGTATCAGGCGGTAATTCTATTTTCAGAAACACCTTTATTTTTTCCGGTGTATCGATTTGATATTTGCTGCCAAGTATTTCAACATATTCCAACCGTTCGTACTCTTCCCAATAGGCAATAAAATTTTTTCTGGTTGTAACTATCTGATTTCTTTCTGCATAATCAAGCAGGTCCTGTTCATATAAATCATAGATGCTGATTTGTTTATCTTTATATCCAAGATTGTCCTGACTCATTTCATTGGCAATGATACCATAAAGCGACCACATTAAAGCATTCTGATCAACGTTCCGTTTTTTATAATAGTATTTTATTTCAATTTCCAAATCTCTGAGATAGTCTTTAGGTTCATAAAGCTGGCCGGATTCAACCAGCTTTTTTAATTTATTATTCTGGTATGTTAAAAGTTTATCAAAATATTCTTTTAGTTTCGCAGAATACATTTCTTTAGGTTTCATCCGGCCATCAACATAATTAGCAATATATTTGATCGTAGGCATATTTATCTCCTACATCTTTTCAATGTCTTCGAAGATGCAGTCCGCGATTTCAGCAAGACTCTGCTGCGTGATCCTCAAAATGTGTTTTGCCTCATCTGTTTTTACTTCCGGCATTGGATACAGTCTCAACGTTTCAGCAAGAGCTGTCAATTTTTCTTTGTCCGGGGCTTGTGATTTTTCCTTTTCCAGCCTTTCAGCTTCTTCTTTTTCTTCCCGGTCTTTTAACTCACGGTCAGCCCTTTCTTTTTCGAGTTTTTCACGTTCTGCACGTTCAACCTCAAGAACCCTTTCTGATTCTTCCCGTTCTTTTGCCAATGCCTTTTCTCTCTTTTCAGCTTCTTTTTTCAGGCTTTCATTCTCTTTTCTGATCCGTTCCTGTTCTGCATCAAAATCAATTTTTTTCTGTTTCGCTTCTGCGAGCAGTTTTTCAAATTCTTCTCCGGTTACAGAAGTAATCTGCGTTCTGGAATATTCAACAGTTCCATATTTAAAGCAAAACATTCCGAGTCCGTATCCGATTTCCATGAAGATATTTTCCCTGCGTTCATCTTCCAATGCTTTCTCGGCGATGCGTATTTCTTCTGCTTTTTTGTCGGCATATTCTTTTTTTACAGATTCAAGATATGCATTCCAGGGCCTTTCATCCATCTTTCCGAGTTCGGGCGGAATATACATTGTTTCAGGATCATCTGTATACTGTTTCAATTCGGTAATTCTGTCGGCTTCAAGTTTCATTATTCTTACTTTTTCAATGTTGATATAATAATCCGCAATCTCGGAAAGTTTGTCTTCGCGCTCTTTGCTGATTTCAAGTTCCCGATTTTTCCACGCGTCAATGTAGCGGCCAGCATTCAAGAAAAATGCTTTTTCGGTTTTGTGTATATCAGCGGTTCTTGTCCTGATTTTGACATACTTCATCTTTAACGCTTTTGCCTCTGCGCATGTGCTTTCGGGCGGTTCGCCTGTCAGATTTTCAAAGTTTTTGTATTCCGGCTCCAATGCTGCCAGTTCTGTAACCGGATTTCGGAAGGCTTCGTCAATCTTGTCCGCCCTATCCTTGCTCAATCCGTATATTTTCGGATCAATTACAATTAATTCTTTTGTATGTTCCATTTCTTTCTCCTATTATTCATCATGGATGATGATTAAATACTCTTTCCGAAACAGCCTTTATGATATCCTTTTTTTGTTGCACAAAATGTATACACTTTTGGTGTAAATCTATTTTCCCGTTTTACGAAATTTGGATATGGTTTTCCGGCACTATTTTTTTTCCGTCGAAATATACCTGTAATAAATGCAAGTATAGATGCAAAAAATTCTATTTTCATATTATTCTCCTTTTATTTTTGATTCCAGTTTTTCAAGATCAAGTATATATTGATTTAATTCAAGATTAAATTTAATAAGTTCAATTGAAATTATTTTAATTTTTTCCTGATCGGGATATATAGGTGTTTTGAAAAACTGTAGCCATTCTAATTTAATATCAGGATTATATAAAATATAATCCCATGATTCCGCGCCAGTACAAAAAATGCTTGCCTGTATCTGTATATAGGCGTTCTCGTCAATCTTTTTGCCAGAGATAATATCTTTTATCTCCGCAATGTGATTTGATGCCTTGCGGCACTTGATTTCAAAGCCCTGAGTGATTTTTTTAAGGCTGTCTATCCCATCGGGGCTTATTCCAAAAAACGAATATTTTTCAGAATCTATAAAGCCAGCTTCATAAATCATTTTTCCTGTTCTGAGTTCGTATTCTGTTCTGGCATCTGCTTCAAGAATACTGCCTCTTTTCATGTCCTCACTTTCAAAGCGTTCTGTAAATACTCCTGTTAATCTTTCAATTGCCAGTTCCGCCATGTAGTTTTCACGCTCTTTTAAATATCTGCCAGTTTTTCCCGGAAGTATTTTCCAGATACTTGACGCAGAAATTTTCCCGGTTTTATATTTTTTCCATTCATCAGTACCCTGTTTAAATTCTGTATGTATCATTGCAACAGCTCCCTTTTTCTGCGAACATAGAGCTTCCTGTTTACTTCAAGTCCATGTTTATCGCCTATTTCTTCCAGCTCTTTTTTTATAGCCTGTCCGGTTGCATTGGCTGATTCCAATGTTATACATGCTGCATATCTTTGTTCAAGGTCTGCATAAGTAGTTCCATCCTCAAATGATAGGCTGTTATACATATCCTCCCCGATAGTGATCATTCCGAATCCGTCTGCGTATGTAATTCTTTTTCCCACTCCTTTCTGAGCGTTTCTTGCCTGAGATTCGGTCGTCAGGCTGTTGGTTTGAATTACTGGTACATCTGTATATGTGTCGCTGTCAGTGTGACCATATCCTGATATATGAATCCTGACCCTCAAAACTCCATTTTCCAATGGTTCTTCTGTCCAGCGATAACTGAATTTGTGTTTTGCAATTGCTTCTCCATTTATAGCCTGATAATTTTCAATCGGCGCATATTTAAACGCGACCACCCCGTCATTCGTTTTGCTTCCGTCTTTATCTTTCGGAATTAATTTAAATTCCCTCTGCATTTCTGCAAAGTGAAAATCAAATTCCTTTTTACAGGCCCGGTCTTCTTCCCGGTTTTTCAGGGCCGTCAATCGTTCAATTATTTCCAGCCCCTTTTCGTTTTGCATTGCAGCTTTGAATAATGAAGGATAGTCAATTTCGGTTATATTATTGACTGATGTTTTTGGTTTATCAGTTTTTGCAATCTGTGTTTTATTATTCTTTTTTTGTTCTGTTTCATTTTTTGTCGGTGCAATTTTATTTTCTGCCATGATATTCCCCTTTTAATGTTGGCCGGAAATATTCCCGGCTATTAAAACCATGTTATTCATAAGCTGTTAACAACAGCACATTAATTATACACTATCTTTAATACTTTTAAAAGCATTTTTATTTATTACTTTTAAGCATTGACATATTTTAACTATAGCCTTAATATTAATGCAGAATCCGTTTGACTTTTTTGTCAGATATATTCTCCTTTACCGCCTTCGGGCGGTTTTCTTTTTATTTACCTGCTTTAATGCTCCGCAAGTTTCACACATATAAATTAAAATATTTTTATCATTGTCCAGATGGCCAATTGGAACTTTCCCGAAATTACATTTATGATTATTTTTTACCAGCAGTTTCTTTTGATAATTTGATTCCGCTATTATTTCATTTTTTTCTTTGATCAGGATTTTTAATTTTTCAATATATGATAAGTAATAGTTTTTTTCTTCTTCTGCAATGGCAATTTTTAATTCCAGTTTAAGCAGGTCTTTATCAAATGAATAATTTCCTGTCATGTTATTCTCCTTTGAATAAAATCTTTAATTTCTTTTTCAAGAACATTTATCATTCCCGCAACGGAATGAATTATAGTATGCTGATCTTCAGCAAAAACATTCATACAATATTTACATAAATTTTTATTATTATATTCTGTTAATTCATTTTGATTATCAAAATTTGCTCCACAATGATCACAATAAAATTCTTCGCCTTCTTGTAGCATTTTATTCTCCTATAATATCAGATAGTTTTACGTTAAGAGTATAACCCGCGAAATCTTTTTTCGCTTTGTCATCCAGTGGAATAATAATACAATAATTTGCCAGTCTGTGATTTTCCTTTATTTCATCCCAGTGACATTCGATTAAATCTTCCCTGATTGCTATGCTCTTTTCCCATTCACCGTGACACGGTAAATAATTTTTCTTGTTTGCTATTAACCAGTTTTTAAAATAGAATATTACTTTGGATTTATTAATCATGATTCCCTCCTTCTATTTAATAGTTCACCAATCAGCCCCGAAAGGCTGATCAGAAAGCCATTAACAATACGAGAATCTGTATTTGTTCATTGCTCCTTCCATTACGATATTTACATTTACTGCAAATGTCTGCTCGATATGATGGGCGGTTTCTGAAAAAGAATATCCTCTCCTTAACATATCGGCTGCAACTTCTCTGGCAATTGCAGTGCTGAAAATCTTTTTCGTTATCATAATATTCTCCTTTTCCCGATTCCTTATTCGGGATTATTTATTTCGGGATGTGTCTTTTTCCCTGCCAGTTCCTGAAACAAATTATTCAGGGCATCCAGAAAATTTACAAATGCCTTGTGATTACGTTCTGAATTTTCGCGCAACTTTGCAAGTTCTTTTTCTAAATTGATTTTAACGTAATTGTCTGTGATCATATTGTCCTCCCGTAATTCCTGGCTATCTTCGCAGCCAGCTTTTCATATTTCAGCGCCCCTTTATAGTCGCCCCGATCTGCTGCAGATTCTGCCAGTTTCTTGATCTTCTGATAGTCCATATTATCCTCCGTTTAAAAAGCAACCACCTTTATCCAAGAACAAGTATAATTATTATTTTTTATCCAGTTTTGAGCATCTTTTTTTGAATTAAATATTTTTGCTTCTTTTCTTATTCTTGTAAATCTGTACCACGGAAGACCGTCTCGAATATTAATACATACAAAATACGATGGCTTTTCAGATTTATATGCAGACTCAATAATATATTCCATATCAATCCCACATAATAAGCGCGTCAATCATCTTTGCCATAAGCCGACATTCGCGCGCTGCTTCTGCATACCATCTGACCGCTTCTTTTTTACGGCCCCGCGCTTCTGCGCGTTCTGCTTTTATAATGCAGTATCCTTTGTTGGTCATATTGTCCCCCTTGTTATCGCTGACGGGCCGAAGCCCGTTTCGTCCTTCTGGACTCATCAGAGCGATTTAATAAAAGGCACCGGGAAAATGTGCACTTAAATAGTCGAGTAATTTTGCATCAGCGGTTTTGATTGTATCTATCTCGTCCAGCGATTTTTTTTGGTTTTCAAGCCATGCAAAAACTACTTCGATAATTGGCAGATATTTTTCTTTTACTTGGTTCTCTTCTGCCGGTCTTTCTATAATATCCTTTGTCATTTCCGTCCCCCTTAATAACCTTTCGTCTGTATTTTTCAATCGGGCTTCTTACCGACTTTGGCTACATTAACCCCCTTTCGGGGGCAGTTATTAAGGCCCGGAATCCGGGCCGCTTTAACTGACTAAACCAATAATCCTGATTGCTCAATTGTTGATAGCAGCTGTTTAATCTTGTCTGCTTTCGCGTTCGCAAATTCTACAATATATCGGTAAGGTAAAATAGTTATACCTTTTTCAGATTTTTTTGGTTTTCTCTGATAAGACAGCATAACGTCAATAGCAGTTAAATCTGCATGAATTGCATTTACAGCAGCGTTTAATTCAAATTCATCTCGCATCAACTTAGAGATTGTTGCTGCAATATTTTTGATAGCTTCTGAAATATCGTCGTGATGATCTGCCATTCCAGATCCTTTGAAAATGCTCCGCAATTGATCTCTTAAAAATTCTTCTGTCATTTCTCTAAAATCGTTAATCTTAATTTTTCTTGTACCCATTTGGCACCTCCTTAATAACATCCCTGACCGGGTTTCCCCGGTTTCGTCTCAATTTTCAGAGACTCGTCAGAGGGATTATCTCCAACCAACAATCTGATTATTATCTTTCAGTCTGACTTCGTGACCACGGTCTGCCATCCAGATGAAAAAATCTTCGATTCGAGTAAAACGAACGCCAAGTCCCTTATATGGTACAATCTTCCAAATGCCATCTTTTTTCTTTTCTACAGTCTTTGTCATTTCTGACCTCCTTAATAACTTATATTAATAATATATCACTATGTGTTATATTTATCAATAAAATTCGCTCTTTTTTTAACTAAAATAAGCTTTTTTTTAATTTTCATTACTATACTAATGTGTAGTACTTTTGGCCTGTTTATCAAGCATATCTTGGATAATTTTGACGGCAAGCCGGGACGGGTTCCTGATTCCGGATTCCCAATTCCCGACGGCTGACTGCCCGATACATAATTTTTCAGCCAGTTCTTTTTGTGTCAGGCCTAATTTTCCCCGCGCTTCTTTTATATTCATACATACAATATATCACAGTGTGTTTATTATGTCAAGCTTGGAAATGTCCTTTATAGCGGCTCTGTATGCTGTCTTTATATATCACAATGTGTTTATATATAGGCTATATATAGTGTCGTCTTAAAACGCCGCTATACGTAAATGTAAATCATTGTATTATATAGAGTTACGGCGTCGGCACAAAATAAGGCGTATCCATTAACAGAAACACGCTATATATGGTGTTTTTGGCCTGTTTTTTTGTCTATTTTTCTGGATTTTCTTGACATTATTACTCCGCTGAAATTTATTTTCATTTACAAAACTCATAATATCGAATATACTATATTCAGACAGTAGACACGGAGACAGATATGATATTAAAAATCCGGCAATACAGTGATTGTGATTATGGGCGTATTGAAGAAGACCATATTGTTGAGAATCCTAAAGAATTATCAATTCAAAGAAACAGGGTTTACAGTAAAGAACTGGCAGAAAAAATAAAAATGCCAGCATTATTTCCAGTTACAGAAAAAGAATGCATGTGTAATTTTATTACTTATTATTTGGATGATGAACCGCATGCATATGCATGCTGGCCTGGCAGCATTTTCCTAATGAGCGATTCAGGAAAAACCATAGACAAATATTAAAAGTTATTCCTACTGTCTGATATTAAAATCCCGGCGTTGCCGGGTTTTTAATCTGGAATCAATAAGCCGATGATAAATCCGCCGACAATACAACATCCGCCGATAATAAAATATGTAGTGATAGGAGATTTTTCTGTGATAAATTTAGGAAAATAATAACTCGGCATTGAAATTTCATAAGACAAATAATCAATTTTAATACTGCCCTTTTCTTCATTCGGATAGACAATCAAATCATTCTCGGTCGTCAGAATTGCGGTATAATCGGGTAAAGATATTTCCGGGATTGTATGTTCAATCCTATAATAATTAATTAAAATCGCTGTCTGATCATCATACGATAACCGGATAAACCAATCCCAGATTTGTTCTGCTGATGGTTCATCCGCCATTACTGGCATTATTAAAAACAGTGTCAGTAATACAAATATGCTTAATTTCAACATGTACATTACCTCCGGGAGCTGATATTCCTACAGCTTTTATCTGATCGGCTGTAACTTGTTTATTGGTTCTTTTATCAATCGGCAAAGTTCTTTTGACATATTCTTTTGAGTATTGATCATATACAGATATTGTATGGTCGTCTATTTTATGCCAACTTGTTTCTGTTCCCCGATCTACTTTCAGCAATTCGGCAAATACTTTTTTTGCAAGAAATATCATTCCGACTATTCCGCCGATCCATAAAAATGGTTTTATAATCCAGGTCCATATTTTTTTCAAAACCTGTTTAAACTTTTCAGACATTTTTTGAATCAATCCATTTTGCCAAAAGTTTATAACAGACAGTTCCAAGCCCTGCATATTTTACAAAGCGAATTAATGCAGACCCTATACCGGAGATTATTGATTCATTGAAATCACCATTTTGCATAGAGATAAAAAACCCAACAGGAAGACATAAGCAGACAAATAAAATCATATAGAAAATATTTCTTTCTTCTGCCTTTTTATCTGCCCTTTTGAACATCTGGATTATTCCAACTAATGCAAGCATGATTCCAAGATCAATAAACTCATTCAAAAAACTTATTTCCATAATCCCCTCACTTAAAAACGGCAATTGCGATTGCCGCGATAATTGCAGCATATTGAGCAATTATGCCAATCGTTGACCGTTTGCTTTTATCATTTACATCATGATTTGTGGTATGATTAGTTAATGCCAGTTTTACTTCGGCAACACATCTTTCAAGTAGCCTATGCTTATTATATAAATCGTTTCTTTCATATTCACCTTTTTCAACTGCTTTTTTAATTGAACTTACTTTTTCTTCGAACAGGTTTTTTAATGACTCTATCTGCTCCCGTAATCTCTCAAAAATAGTTTCAATAAAATCCCTATCCTGTTTGGTCATGCTGTTCACCTTTATACCTCCGATAATATGTCGGTGGCATTATACCTTAGATTATCATAGATTTATTATATTGTCTATTTTTCTGTGCAAATGTCTTTTTTGAGACAACTTATAAATCAATTGATAGTTTGTCTTGCATCCCTCTTTATCTCTCAATCTGTTGATTCTTTTATTAACCGCCGCAATTGTCATAAAAGTTTTTACAGAGATTTCTTTAATAGTAAATCCCTGCATCAATAAACCGATTATCTGTTCCATCTGATCTTCAATTTCCGAAATAGTTTGAACCCTTTTTTCTGTGAATAAAAAATAATAATAGCCAAAACTTATATAATAAATAAACAATAAATTGATTACCTGAATACTTGTTATCGGAATGATTAAAGTTTTCAAAGCCAGGCATACCGTTACAAGAAATATTCTGATTATGGTTTTATTGCGGCCCGGATCAACATGAAATGCAAAGACAATAAAAATTGCTCCTGAGAAATTTCCTTCCGATCCAAGCAATGATATTATAAAACCGCATAGCGTCAAGAACCATGCGTTAATTTGTTTTTGATATTTTCTCATAGAGAATAAAATAATAATTGCAATTATAAACGGCACAATATATAAAAAGATATATGATAAATCTGCACCCCGGATAAATATTGATAAGAGATTCATTACCGTCATAAATCCAAGAGATAAGATATTTATTTTTGTGATGTTGTTTAACCGCTCCACCATTCCATTACCGACATTTGCATTTCTTCTTTAGTAAAAATCCTGCTGTTTAAAATTTCGTCAATCCGCTTCTGATTGTTATGACCATGCCTGCTTTGTCCATGTGTAAGTAAAAGCAATTCACACAAATCAAGATGATAGTTATATGCTTTTTTATTTACGGGATAAAAAGGCAATGCTATACTTGCACGTTCCCGGATTGATTTAAAATTCTTTTGTGCAAAAAATTCATTTCCGGTTAGTTCTTCAAGATATGCTATATAAGCAAGCTGTCCGAATGCCCGGTTTACTCCGCAGGCATCCGGTATTATTTCTGTGAGATAAGTTTTTAATGTCATAAGTTACTCCTTAAAACGCCCCTGTTTTTTGTTTGGCGTACCCCGTAAGCAAATCATAGCCGAGCATTTTATAATTATGCATATTTAAGTGCCAGTCATCAACGCGAGGATAGTGTATTCCGTCATGCTTTCTGCCGGTATATTCTCCGGCAATTGTATCTTGCAGTTCCCGCAGGGTTACCATATTGCTAATAACGTCTCCGTCGTCCCCGAAATATGAAGATTTTGTTATATTAAAATCCGGGGTATATCCTAAATGTGTAATCACTGCATCGAAAAATCCCTCAGTGTATTCTTGAAAATGAGTCAGCATTCCGTATAGAGCGTTATATCCACCCTGCAGCCAGAAGATGGCCCGGACTTCAAACTGTTCCCCCAACTGATCAATAAAAGCCATATCAGAAGTGTATCCCGTGTTTACGCCCTCGGCGTTAAACCAGTAATTAATTACCTGTCCCGGATGGCAAAGTACATAAACATATCCGAAAGCGCCAACAGCATCAAGCATTGCCTGCATTTGTGTGCCGATATAAGTGTGTGCATTACTTTGACCCATGATCATATATACCGGATACTTTCCCTCGGTTATCTCATATTCCGAAGATACCAAAGTTTTTAAAAGTGCAGAATAATCTTTCATACTATTACCAACCTGAATAATCCGCTTATATACCAGGACTGCGCTCCTACTAAAAGTTGCTCTGATCCAGCATCTTTCCAAAATTTTATACCATTAGTTCCGGTTATAATATCAAGATTGTCTGTATCTTTTGCAATCACTCCCAAGCCATATGCTAAATTTACGCTTCCCGCAAGATCAAAACTCACTGGGTTAAAAAGTGTGGCATCTGAATCGTTTCCGGTTGCGCTTAGAAAAAGTTTTGCGTCGATGTAAGGTAATGGAAACCCCATCCCATGTGTAACTGTTGCCAGCGTCCCCGTGCTGCCGCGCCAGTCGGTGAAATTAGTCCAGTCCCATCTATAAAAAATATTAAGTTCAAGCACAAGATAATCTGAACCATTCGGGATTAGTTTAATACTGTTAAATTGATCAACCAAATAAACTGATGGCGCTCCGTTAATATTTCCGGCTGCCGGGACGATCTGCGCTCGTGCAACACCTGAATCAATTTTCATGATAGTAATTATATCTGATGCCATTAAAGTAGATGGATCAGGTATTGTGATCGTTAAATCTGCACCTGCTCCTGATGTTATCAACAGTAAAACATTCCCGGATTCAAAATCACCTGCTGCATATGTTTCATCGCTGTTTGCTGTGAGGTTTGTCCGGCAAAACGGGAATTTATTAAGATCGGTTACAGTATTAACTCCATCCCCTATCATAACTTTTTTATCAGCTGTAATAATAGGTTCACCCTTCAACGGTATATATGCCCCCTGTACAGCGAGAAGTTGCGCAAGCGTATAATCCTGATCTTTTAAAATCCCTTTTCCCAAATATCTGTTACCCATCATAATCCCTCATATCAAAAATTGTTGCATCGTCCCCATAATCGCACAAATCATAAATGTCTGCACCATCTACATAGTCTGTAAAATCAAAAATATAATGTTCAACATAATCCGGCAGCAGCTTCCCGGTAATTGTATTTCTGTTTAATGTCGTGTCCGGCTCAATTGATAAAATCTTTATTGCCTTAAATCCATAATATTCCCGGCCGCTTTCAATCTCCCGGTTTTCAATATCGATTTCATCCGAATAACTCAAAGGCACAATTATAATATCAAATATTTTTAGATGCATATAATTATCACGGTCAACGGTTGTCGGTGCATCCAGAATTATTTTTACTATCTGCGGTACTGCTCTATATCGCAGGGCATCAAGGGCAGCTCTTTTATTGGCCGCATCTTCACTGATTAAAAATGTTTCCACAGGCAATGTTTTTGCCTGCCTGGTCTTGTCCTGATAGCTTAACCAGTCGCTGTTTTTTGCAAGATCAAATTTTTCATCTTCCGAAAAAGATAAATTATATTTAACTTCAATATACGAATATGACTGTTCCCGGTCGCTTTCAATCGGTAATTCCCATCTGTTCTTGATATCAAAATTATTTATTATCATTACCAGCCCGCGGTCTTCCCGGTCAATTCTTATTGTCCGTCTTCCGTCTGGCGTAAAATCATACCTGAATCCATAATTGCTTCCGTTCTGTATCTTGATTATTGCATCATAAAGTTTTAACTGTTCCTTAAAAACTATCCCGATCGGCTCAAGATATGTTTCCTCATCTTCCCATTCGGTTGTATCATAAAAATAATCATTGTAATCAATACCCTGATAATAATCCACAAGCCATTTAATCAAATCAGATGCATAAGTAATTGATATTCCCTCTGCATTTAGCAACCTGCATTCTCTTACAGTCCCTTCATCGTCGGCAGCTTCATCGCCCGGTAATGTAAACAGTCCGTTTGCTTCATCAGTATCTATCGGTGTTACCGTTGTCCAGGTGTTATCAATCAGTACCTGAATAGTTCCAAAATTTGTCATAGACAACGCAGCTTTGAAAATCGGATTCGCAAATGTACTGCCGGTATTAATCGGGATAGCGTTCATTTCTCTGATGTTTCCGAATGCAAGCTGGATCGGCTTATTGAGAAATTCTTCATCGATATTCGGATAATCTGTTATAGAAAAAATGTCTGAACAGATTGACACGTTTTCATTTTCGCGCGGATCGATTAAATCAATTGTGAATTTGGATATTTCAAAATCATAATCATTGATTTTATAATATGCAAGCTGCTGTATATCGTCCCTGGTTGCGTACTTTGTACCTGTTTCGTCAAGCCGAATATCTTCCGGATCTATATAGCCATAAAAAACACGGTTCCCATATATCGATGAATCTTTATATTTATCGCATTCACCGCCGATGTTATTAAGCTGTATTGTCCCCTGGCACAATGCAAACTTTTCATAGTTTACAAGGTCCTGCTGTCTGTTTATTTTAGGGGCTTCAATTAATAGTGGTTGTGACTCCTCATCATCAATATAAATTATATCCAGATCATTATATAAATCTTGTGTCTCATAAAAGTAGTTATCTGAGTCATAATAGTAGTCATGCTCAAAATGTACGTATCCAGTTTGATTATCGTCGTCCCAATAAAAAGATTTTTCTGTGGTTAGGCAATCGGCATAGGAATCAACTGTTTGATATTCGGCAAACGGCCCCCTGACAAATCCAGTTAAATATAATTTATTTGTATTATTAACAAGCACTGGAAACAACGCCTGCAATGCTGGATCGACAATTTTATAACTCGGAATAAATTCTGCAACAAATGGGGAAACAAAAGAAAATATGGTATTCCTGTTTAATATTCCGATCTGTGCTATTGTCATCTTGACGTAATCACCTTATATATTTCCGTTAATGTTAAATTAGAAAACAGAATTGTATTATCGGAAAATTTACATATTCCTTGTGATGAACCATCAGAAATATACATTGATGTATATCCTGAAACCTGAACCCAATCAGTTCCATTAAATTCATATAAAGTAAATTTTTGCCAATTGCCAACCGCCATTATAATAAGATTATCTGATAATGCTTTTATATAACCAGCCATTTCAGTCATAGGTAATGCATTTCCTGTCAAAGTCCAATCAGTACCATCAAAATCATATGTTCTTAATGTATTCGTTCCAGTGTCATAAAAAGCAATACTTGAACTTGATAACGCTGTTATTGATGAATTAGATATTCCCGGGATATTAAGATCATTTCCCACTTGCGCCCAATTCGCACCATCAAAATCATATGCTCGTAAATCCTTATTCCCGGAATCTATAAAAGCAACTCTTGAACTCGTCAAACCTGCTATATCTGCACTTATCCCGAATCCGGCAATGGCTAATCCAGCACCTACTAACGACAAATTACCAGCAACAAAATCATAAGCTCGCAATTCTTTATTGCCTTGGTCTGTAAAAGCAATTCTTGAACTTGATAAAGTTGTTATTGCAGGTAAATTTACTCCGGCAATAACAAGCGTATCCAATGTACTAAATAAATTTGCTGAATATGATATGGCCATTAAAGTATCATTATTATCATCAATATAAGCATATAATGATGAATCAATCATTGTTGTTATTGCTATTTTTCCAGATGCTCCAACGGTTGTTTTCGTCGGACCAGTGCGATATACTGGCCCGTCAAGATATAATCTCATTTTCAATGCTGTTTTACTACTGTCAAATTTTACTTCAGTAATTTCGTCTTTGTAATATGCCTCAACTTCTGAAAACAAATACAAATCCCCGGCAGCATAATACCCATTATACGCCTCATCCCATGTTACGCCTGCCAGCGATGCTACATAAGAGGCTGTCCGGGTCGTGTGGTCCACCTTGACGTATGGCGTTCTGTCCCCGGTTATACTTTCAGCGGCAGCGGCCTTCATTATCACACCACCGACATTCAAAACCGCGCCCTGCGGAATTTCATCATTCACAAAATCAATCGGAAAAATTTTGCAGGGATCAAGAGCAATAGCGTCAAGCCTTGCCAGTTCTGCCTGATAATCTGCATCAGCAAGAAGACTTGCTGATCCTGCTGCTATTATTGTCAAAGCCATTAAAAAGCCTCCTGTAATTCTGTCTCAAAGCTGAATCGCCGATCAGCCTTAGTCGGGATAAACGGTTTTTCTATCCGCGCATATATCGGGGCAAGAAAATTCCTGTTGCCCTCAGTTAGATCAATAAATATCGGCTGCTTGCCATTAAGATTATAATTTGTTATCAGTTCATCAGCGGTTGCTTTTATTATTTCAATGTGCCTGAATTTATATGCTCTGCGTTTCGGAATATCGTCGGTTGTCATTTGTCCACCCAACGATACATCTGTTAAACTATTATCAATCGTATCAATCGGCCATGCATTTAAAAAGTTTGGCATTTGATAATAAACACCGGAATCAAATCCACCAAGCCGCACATATGTATAGGCTGTTGTAATTGTCAGTTCAATACTCCGAATATTTTCAATCAGCGAAAAATATTCCACTCCAATATCATTGATTGTTGCCGGAACAATCGTATCAAGTATATTGCCGAGTGAATCCCGATACACCACAGACAAAGCCGAAAGATTATGCCGGCCATAGAAAAAACACTTTGCGCATTGATCATCGTCAAACGGAATTGTAATTATCATATTATTACCAGCACCCTGGACCCGTTTTTTAATTGATGGATGCTTGATATTTTGCGGACTGTAATTGATAACTGCATTTGTGGCCGTTATTGTGCCTGAGTTATTTCTGACTATCGGATTAAATAATGCCCTCATATTTTCAACCTTACCATCCCACCATTAATATATTTTACCACAGACTCAGCCTCTTTACGACCATCGCGCATTAAAATTAATGTAAACTGACCACCACCTCCGGCAACCGATACTCTGCGAGCGAATTCATCAAGAAACGCCTTTCCAGATTCTCCAAGATTAAGAGCAAGTTCGGGACTTCCATTTTCGGCAAGTACTGCATTCGTTCCACCAGTTTTCGGAAGTACAATTCCCCCGGTTTCAAGTTTCGGCGGCTGAGGTTTGACTTTTGCCTGTGTAGCAAGTTGGATTGCTCCCTGGGCCGTTGCAAATCCGATAGGAATTAAATTTACAGGCCACGGAGCAGACATCAAGGCTGTAGATATTGCCTGAGCAATATTCCCAATAATTGCCCAGTTCTGAGCCTGCCAGGCATTTAAATCTGCCTTATATTTCAATTGTGCAATCTGTTTCTGTCCGTCTTCTTCTGTTATTAATTCCTTGTCAATTTTTTCTTGGATGGCGTTAATAGCATTTTGGGTATCATGTTGATAAACTGTATTAAGCGAATCAACCAATGATTGATATAATGCAAGTGTACCGGATACAAGCTGATCCCGGATATATTTTATTTTTTCCGCATGCTCTTTTTCTTTTTCTTCCTCGGTCTGCCTTGCTTCATCTTTTTTTCTTTCCTGTTCTTCAAGATATGCATCAATGGCTTCAAGTTCTTTCCTTCGCATTTCGTCGCGGATAGTATATGTGTTTTCTGCAACTGTTTTTTCTGTATCAACAGATTCTTTTAATCGTTCTTCATATTCACGTATACTGTCAATTGCTTTTCGTATTGCTCTATCACCAAATTCATTTGTCTCGCCAGTATAACCAACATCAAGAAGTGCATTGACCAAATCCTCATTTGCGGCAATCAGTTTTTTTGTTTCTTCCTGTTCATCAATAAGACCGATCTTTCTTTCCTGTGCAAGCCGCGCTTCTATTTCAGCAAGTGTTTTTTCCTGTTCTTTTCTGACGCGAATTTGTTTTTCAATAAATGTTTCACCATCTGAATCTTCTCCGCTGTCAGCAGCAGCATTATTTGCTTTTGTATATTCTTTTAATTGTTCTGTTAATACTCCTATCTGTGCATCATATGTTGACAATGATTTTTCGCCCCATTCAACATATTCATCAAAGTCTTTTACACTTTGTAATGCAATGCCATATTCAAAATTTGTTTCTCTTAAATATTGTCTTAATTCTTCAAGGGATCTGCCGGTATCACCGCGCGCAGCAAGTTCTTTTCGCAATGCTTCTTCAGTTTCAAGTACCTGTTTTTTATATTTACCCTGTTCTGCTGTTATTTTATCAAGACCGGCCTGAATTTTTGCTCTGTTTGATTCTTTTTGTGCAATTGCTTCCCGTAATAATGCTTCTTCATTATTTAATATTTCTTCTGTCAATCCCGGAATTGCTTCTTTTAAATCTTCTATTAGTTTATAATATTCAATTTGTTCTTTTCTTGTTAATTCAGACTGTGATTTTAATTCCCGATATCTTTTTATAAGTTTGCCAGTATTTTTATCTGTACCTTCTGTATCAATTGTTATATCATTTAATGCTTTTGCCATTTCACGAGCTGGCTTTGTTGCGGTTGAAATCGCTGATCCAATACTTATAGCAGCACCAATAATTAAACCAATAGGCCCAAGAGCTGCAGACGCAGACAGACCCATCAATCTAAATGCAGTTGACAATACTCCTACTGCCGCAGCTGCTCCGCCAAGACCACCAATCAAAGCTTTTATTGGTCCAGGAAGACTTGTTATAAAATTCAAAATTTTAGTAGCAAATTCAAGCAGACTTCTAAAGGCAGGAACAAGCTGTTCAATTATTGAATTAGTTGTTCCCTCAAGAGCCGATTTAAACATATCAAATGATCCGGCAAGAGTATCATTTTGAATTGCATACTGTTCGGCTGCTGCATTTGTCCCAGTAACTGCGGTTGTATATTCATCAATCTTATCCTTTCCAGCTTCAATCAGTTTAATCATTGCTGGCCCGGCACGATCACCAAAGATCGCCATCACATCTGATGCATCAGTAACTTTCTCCTGTAATGTCCCGAATATTTCTGCATAGGAATGCGTTTGCGGATTTATTTCATCAAAGGTCACGCCGAGAGCTTCAAGCTTTGCATTTGCCGGACTGGTTGCATTTGCCAAATCAGATAATGCAGATCGTAATGCCGTTCCGGCCTGACTTGCCTCAAATCCATTATTATAAAGTATCTGCAAAAGTCCTACAGTTCCTTCAATCGATTGATTAAAGGCTGATGCAACTGGCCCGATATAACTCATCGAATTAGAAAGTTTCTGCATTGTTGCCTGAGAATTACCAATGGCAGCGGCAAAAACATTTGATACTCTTTCAGCGTCTTTTGCTTCCAGATTAAAAGCAGATATATTTGCGGCGACCGATTCAGCAGTACTTGCAAGATCAGACCCGGTTGCACCTGCAAGAGTTAAAACTCCATTTAATGCCTCGACTGATTGTGTGGCCGAAAACCCTGCCGACCCAAGATAATATAACGCATCTGCTGATTGTCCTGCCGTGAACCTGGTCGTCCTTCCGGCTTCTTCTGCCGCATTTTTTAAAACTGCAAATTCTTCTGCCGTTGCTCCGGTAACCGCCCGGACATTTGCCAATGATTGTTCGGTGTTTGCAAATGTGGATATGGCTTTTTTAAAAGCAAGTGTCATTGCGGCGACTGCAACTGTACCTGCAAGACTCATTCCTGAAAAAGATTTTTTCCAGGTTTTTTCCATTGTCTGTGATTGTTTTGTATTTGTGGTTCCGAATTTATCAAAGGCTATTTGTGCTTGTAAAATATCCTTGTTGAGTTTATCAAGGGCAATTCTGATTTCGCTATATATTGATCCAGCATCAACACCTGCTGCCATTTATTCCCCCGCATTTTGTCTATCATACAATTCAAGCCATGATCTTTTATCAATGTCTGCCCGATTAAAATCCGTAAATACTCCGCTTAAATGGTCGGATGGATTATCATGTCCTTTCTGAGCAAGTAAAGCAACTTCATACAACATATCTGCACTTACTTTTTTAATGTCTGTTTCATCTATTTGCAAAGCATACGATACAACATCTCCGATAAAATCAGCAGGAAAAATAAATTCATATTGCATTTTATTCACCGCGAGTTCATCGGCAAAAAGTTTTATTTCTTTTTGGCTGCCATGTTTAATTTCAAGTTCGTCAAGTTTTGTTTGGATAAATTTAATTCCCTTGTCAATCTCACTTTTATTTATTCTCCGGGTTTCCAATATTGTTTTATATATTTCATCAAATGTCGGATTTATTAAAGCAGCTCTCATGACATTATACTGGAATTCCGAATATGCTATAATGTCCGAATATGCTATATCTTTTTCAAGCTCTTTTCGTAACAGCTTGTCATGAAAAGTTTCAATCAGAGAAAAATTACCGCATGCTTTTACTTCTGCGTAAGTTGTTAATTGTTTACAAACTATTTCAATCAGATGCCCGTTATATTTAACAATTATTGGGTCGACTGAATAAGCCCCTATCCGCTCGATTGCAGAAGGGGCTTTCATTTCTTTTTTTTTGTGCATTTAGATATTGTCCCAATCAAAAATTTCCCATTCGGCATTTGTGAATTCCTGATCCATCATATCTGAATATGTTTCCTCTGTGCATGGATCGGTGTATTCTGTTCCGATAATTGGGAACCCGTGAATCTGGAAATTTCTGTCCCCTGCATCGTCGCCATATTTACCCATGGCTGTATAATATCTCTGTAAGAGCCAGCCGATATTATCGCCTTCTTTGTTTGTGCCTCTGCGATATATTTTCTTGGCAACTTCAATTGCGAAATAGATTACAGGTGATTGGCTGTTCGGCGGTGTATATGTATCATAATCCTCATCATATGTTCCACCTTCAACAATTTGCCTTACCGCAGGATCTCTTGCGATATCAGATATTGTCCCGGTAAATCCTTTTCGGTATTGATCGGTAAGCAATTCCTGGTCTTTGCCATTTACATCATTCTGGCCAATTGTTTCAGAATCCTTGTATGTCGGGCTTATTTGTACTGTCTGTATAGTATCAAGATACAGAAAACGTGAACCGAATCCCTGACCAAATCCTGCAATCTCCGCACATTCGCCGTACACCTGTAGATATCTTTCGGTTGTGATATTTGTCAGTGCCGGGGTGTATTCAATTGATAAATACCCTCTCGCATCTACAGCGGCATCCATGTCAGCAAAGCCAGCAAGATCAATTGCGTTTGCAAGTTCTGCTGCTGTAACTGCTGCAACCGATACTGCTCCGCTTACATCAATAGTATGAGTTTCCGGTTCTCCGTTATCCAGCTTTATTGTTAATTCAACGGCTGCCGGATCATCAACACCAGAAAAGTCATACGGGCCAGGACCTCCAAATCTTATAAGACTTGTTAACGGTGCACCCGTAAGCGGTAGCGGTGTAGTCATTTCATAATCCAGGGGAATTATTTTTACCTTTTTCGGGCCGAAATTATATTCTGCATTTACATCTCTTAACATTAAATTTTCCTCCTAAAACATTAAGTCGGGTTTATAAAAAACTCTCTCTGATGATATCGTACCATTGTCATTATCAACTGTCAATTCAGATACGCCATTAAATTGATCAAACTCCAATCCGTTTGTTACGCCTTCTGAATCAGTAAACTCAAAATTACTAAGCAAATCTGAAACATCTTTCCGGCAATATCTTTTACAGCCCACAGGATCATCTTTTGGAAAATGTACAATTACCCGGTATGCTGTTCCGCGATTTAATATATCGTTTTCTTCTTTTACTACAATATATGGCGGAGAAGGTAATTTACATCCATACGGAATTACACGTTTTATTGTCCCGGTTTTTAATTTTGTCACAATTCCAATAATCATAAAATATCCTTTACTGCTTCTAAAAATCTTCCTGCAAATCTTTGAATTACTAGCCGGATTGCTTCATGCCTTCTGTCATTTGATAATTCAAGATATACTCCGTACTTTACACCATGGGCCATTAACCAGCCTATATATGCACTCGTTTTAAATGGGTTTGTAAACATTCGATCCATTGCCTGATTCGTGACATTTTTCCAGAATTTATTCCCTGCCTGAGCTGATCTGAAATATCTCAAAGCAAGCGCACAATACTCAAGACATAGCGCATATACACCGGCGACTTTTCTACTATAAATATTTGTGATATTGCCTTTTACTTTGTTAATATCATTTACTATGCTCATGCAGTAATAACTCCGTCGACCATCTTGATATCTGGTCAAATACTTCTTTCCGTGTCAAAGTTTTTTTATCAAAATACGAATTAATATAAATATCACTGCCAATAATAGTATTATCAATGTCTTTATCCAGCTCACCTGCTTCCCCGAATATTTTTATAAAATCAGCTTCTGTCGGTTCGTTCATTTTGTTCCCTCGATTAATACTGCTTGATATGCATAGATACCGCCGAATTTTATTAACGGTGTTACGGCGTTGATTATATATTCCCTTTCCAGCCCGATAATAATAGCTTTTTCTGTGATTACTGTCTGCCAATCAGTAATAATAAAGCGTGCCAGATTAGTCGATAATCCTGCCGGACTCGGCCCATCCATTACAGGCCCTTTCTGATCAAGCTGAACTCGCGCAATTATTTTTTTATCAATTAGCGGTTTTGAATCATCGGGAATTAAAACACCAAATCCGTTATCTTTTGTCGGATATGTTCTTAATGTAAGCTGTTGCCCTTCCAGCTTATTTAATCTTTGTATTCCTGACCTTGCCTGTTTGAGCATCATAAAATTCATATTTCGCCGCCAGCAATTTCCGGGGTTTTGGTCTGAACCATTGTTCCGCATGCTGTACCGTTTGCAGTGTTCAAATCTTTTTCCAGCAATGCAAGCAATCCCTTATAATATGTCAATGCTTCAATAAGCCCGGTAAACTCGGTTGAATCAACACCTGCCTGATTTCTTTTAATTCTTATTTCAGATCCGAGTTTAAAAATTATTGCCTTTACGCCCTGAATCAATGCTTCCGTTTCTGTTAAATATGTATCAAGCCAATCCTCAATCTGGCTATCATCAAGATACATTTCCGGCTGATAATAATCCGTTGATGCTGCACCGCTTAATAGATCACATTGCCAGTAATACTCCGTATCCAGTGCATAATATGTTGCGCCTTTTTTCGGTACTGCCGGAAGTGCTGCCGCATTAGCGACCTGAATAATTGATCTTGTTCCAGATGGATCATTAAGTTTTATACGGTAATTTTTTATTTGTGTAAATGTTGCCATACTTTAGTTTGTACCTATAGCCTATATTTGTCAATAAACACATAGGCAAAAAAAAGCCCTGATTTCTCAGGGCAATTTTTATTAAGTGACATCCGGGGCAGGCGGCAATTCGACCTTGACGATTGCTCCATATCCGGGATATTCATCGCCATCAATGCTTGAATCAGATGATCCAAAAAATGGCTTGGCGTACCATCCACCTGCTGTATACCACGCTCTTTCTTCCTGCGATAACTGTAATACGTTTCCGGGTCCGGTTTCCATTGTAAGTCCACGTTTTGTGAGAATAGTAAAATAATCATAAGGAACAAACAGATATATCTCACCTTCCTCAACTCCGGGATAGGACATTACTTTTTTACCGTATTCGAAGCCATTATTGATACCCTGGTCATAAGCAATTATTGCATCAATCGGAAGTGCCTGAGCGTTCTGCGTAATCAGCATTCCATTTGCTCCGCCATTGGTGAGCTGTCCGAAAATAACCCTTTCAATAGTCCATGCATCGTTGGAATTACAAAGCAGCTTGATTCCCCTTGATGTTGATATTTTCCTTGCTGTCTGAATATCAAGCAGGCTGCGCACAAGTCTCACACCTCCCAGAATTGTATTATAAAGATTGATATCATAAGTTGCTCCGGTTATTACAACTGGCTGCTGAATCTGCGAAGCATGGAAAGTAGTTGCAACTATCTGGCCGATTGTGACGGCATTCCTTAAATCTGTATACGCATCAGCGACCGCCTGTGAAACTTTTTGCAAATTATGAATCGGATTCCACAATAGATTTGCAAGTACTGTTCTCCAGCCGAGTCCGGCAATCATAAGTTCAACAGAATCTTTTTCACCGGTATGCTGTTCAATCAATGGAACTGAATCATTCGCGCCCTCAATACCCATGAACTCGCCACGATAAGGCAGAAAATTTGTTAATGAAACTGACTTCTGGAAATTGAGGTCTGTTATTTCTCTTGCAATCTGACTTGTCAGATCGGGGCTTTCAACTGCTCTGCGTGTTACATCAATCATATATTCGCCGATAAGCGCAATAATCTCAGCGGCACTCGGAGCCTGAGCAGCATTCATTTTATCACCCTGCGAAGTTTTATATTTACCCCGTATTTCGTGAATCCTGTTCCATGTCTTATAGAACGGTTCTGAATCTTCCCACACTGGAGTTGTGATTTTCATTTTTTTGTTAAACTCCGGTTCAGAATCAGTTGTGTTCAAATTGAAATCTTTATCCCCTTTGAAAACCTGAATCGGATATACCTTTTGATTCCTGATCTTTTCGTCCATCAGGGATTTTAATGTAATTAATTTACCCATGACTCACTCCTTAGGTAGTTACCAGTTCAGTAAGAGGGAACTTGATAAACGTTATATAATCATTAGTACCCCTGACAAACTTTAGCTGGCCAACGATATAATATCCATCCTGTGCCGTATCAGAAAACTGCGCGTTATCCTGATCAAAATAAACAAGCTGATTGGGAGTTGCAAAAATGTCCTCTCCTGTTTTCAGTTCGTCTGTTCTGATTTCCAGCAATCCGCTTGCAGTATGAAATGATCCATATGCAGCAGCGGCAATTGCATTATCTGCAACACACGGCAGCGATCCGATTACAGCCATGTCATGTTGAGCAAGAGCGCCGCCAACATCATTATACATTATGTGGTGGTCGCCGTCTTCCTGTAATACATATACTGTACCCATTTTCTACTCCTCAGCATTCAATAATATCGCCTTCTTCATCCTGCGATTCATTACCGTCAAGAATGTTTAAACGACTGTTATTATCTGCTCTGTTTTTTGCAAAATTAACCATTACAGGATCAGTTTTGAGTTTCTCAAATTCTGCATCCAGTTCTGATACCGCGACTGCTGCGGTTACCTTATCAGCGTATGCCCTTTCCAGGTTATCAGCCGATTCAGCTCCGTAAGCAACAGTCAGTTTAGCCGATCTTAAAATATCAGCATCGGATTTGATTTTCGTTTCAAGTTCATCTATTTTTGCCATAGGATCATCAATTTCTTTTGCTTTCAAATTTGCCAAAAGTTCCTGAGTATCTTTTGACATAATTTTAACATTGCAAGCCTCGGCAATTTCTTTGGAAGACATTTCTGCCTGTAATACTTCAAGTGCTTCTTCCTTTGTAATAGTTGCCATTTTTGACTCCTTCTTGGGCCCGCTTTTCACGGTGTCCTTTTTTTCATTAAAAACAATTGAAGCCGCCCTTTTCATGCATGCTTCAACTTCCTTCTTCCCGAATATAATTGAATTTTCTTTCCCTTCAATTTTATTTTCAATTGTACTTTCATTTTCCAGTTTTGTTGCAAGCCCCAAATCAATTATCTCTTTCCCGTAAAGCCATGTTTCTTCATTCATCATTCCGAAAATTTCTTCAACGGTTTTTCCGCTTAATTCTGATAACCTTTCAGCAACATGTTTATTTATTCTCCGTAATTCTTTGGCTTCTTTTTCCATAGCCATAAAATCACCCATGATAATCGACCACACATTATGTATCATATATGCTGTAGATGGATCGGCGATTATTTCATCCCCGGCAGTAGAGATATAAGTCATTGCAGATGCAACAAGTCCACCGAGTTTTATAATCACCTTGCCTTTATAATTTTTTATCTGCTGATATATTCCGAGTGCTTCATAAATAAGTCCCCCGGCAGAATGGAGATATAATTCAATGTCGTCGCCGTTTGCATTTTCCAGATCGGCAATAACGCTTTTTACTGTGACATCTTCCCCAATAAAACCAATCAAATTAATTCTTTTCATATTTTCAGATTACCATAAATCAGAATTATGTCAATGCTAATGGCTGATAAAAATTTGCATACCATTCATCAATATATTGTACGTTTTCTCCGTGTACCCACTCCTTTAAATCAGATTCAAATTCTTTTCGGTCGCGGAGTACTGGCTGAATATAGCAGCGGCAGTTCGGATGCGGATATGCCGGAACATCTTCATATTTATACGGCCCGTTTTTAGCAATTGTTTCACAGTCACATTTAAAATCCTGCCGGCCTGCCGTCAATACCCAATTATATAAATCCAATGCAGCCGGATTAATTCTCCCCTGTTCTTTCGCAGCGTCCTGAATTGACATATATAATTCCGATCTGGCAATTCTTAACGCTCGCCAGTCTACCCGGTTTCCAATACGCTTCATAAATTCTTTTGATTCTCTTGTAAGCCGTCCATATCGTTTAGCAAATGCCAATTTACCATCTTTAGTATAAACATTTAAATCCCTTGCTATCTCGATTAAATCCCTATTCTGCGCAAGTCCAATTGATACTATATCTTTCATTTCCTGCTGATATTTTAATCCTGCATTCCAAATGCTTTGTGCGTAATTATAACCATCAGTAAAAACACGATTTACGACCGATTGAATTACAAGATTATTTATCGCCATAAACATATTATTTATTCCGGTACTTGTGATAATGGAATTCGGAACATCTTTCAGGACATCAATAATATATTTTTCGTTTATACCTGATGTCGTTTCAACTGCCTTTGTCATTGTGATTTTAATTTGTTTATCAATCAGTTTCATCAATTGATCTGCTGAGTTCTGAATCTGTATTTCTAAATTTCTTAATGAATCAATTGTTAATTGTGATTTTCCAGCGAGTTCAAGTTCCCTTATTGTTTTTGATATTTCAAGGCTGGCTGATATATAAGTCCGCTGAATATTTCTTGCTGTTTTTACACTTAATGCCCCAAATGATCTTTTTGCCTGTCTGTATGCTTTAAGAAATTCATATTTCGTCATTGGTTAAATCATCAGCTCCGGGCATTCCATCTTGTGACATTTGATAATCCTGCTCCCGGAATTGTTTAAATGATGCCATATCAGATATACCGAGTTTATATTCCTCAAATGTCTCTTTTGTGATATTCGGATATATCGTTTTCCATAATTCGAACATTTGATTTTTTGTCCATCCTGCTGAATCAATGCAGTTTTTAATCCCGGTTGAATAATCGGAAAAGATTTTTGCTTTTATTTCAGGTGCAACCATTTCGAGATCATTCCATTTAACGGTTATATCAATATCAGTGTTTATCATTCTGGCTATTTTTTCCAGCATAATTGTTTTTTCAATTAACACTTCATATTTTTCTGTTTTCTGATCCTGTTTATTTTCAACATACTTCATACCTATATTCATCTGTTCAAATGCGCTTGCGTGATTACCTTCTGTTTTTAATCCCCAGAAAATTTCCGGTACGGTTGCGCCTTCTACTATTTTATGAAACAGATTTTTTAATTTGCTTTTTGCTGCTTCGTGTGCGCCTTTCGGCCAGATAAAATCTGTAGATTCCCCGGTTTGATTTATTATTAAATCCAGTTTTGGCAAATCTAACTCAGCCATTGAGGACCAGCTATTAACATCAAGCAATAACGATTTCCAGGATTCCCAATTTGTAACGGTCTGAACCATCTTGGTATTAAATTTTGCAAGCATTATTAAATCAGCATATTCAATATCATGATATGCTTTAAGGTCAGGAATAATTCTTTCATAATCAGAATGCCCTCTGTATTCATCGCCATCATTGTTATTCGAAAATGGAATCGGAATTATTCCGGCTATATTTCTGGTTGTTCTGTTTAACGTTGTAATATCAATAGTTCCGCTCATTCGCGTATACTGATATGTAATTTTTGTTTTTTCATATATCCTTCTGCGTTTGACAGTTGCAGTTTCATTATAGTCAGTTGATATTTTTATCTGATCTTCTACAATCAGTTTTTTGATTTCGTTTGTTTCAAAATTTTTAATAATATCAGTTACAATATCATCGGTGATAAATTCCCAGATTACTTCACCGAGCTTTGCGGAATATCTTGGAAATATCCAGATTGTTCCTTCTCTATGGCATTGTGTATGTATCTGTTCATACTTTCGGAAAACTCTTTTATTGATATCAGCAATTAATTTCTGATCTTCTTCTTTATCGCTATTTGTAGTTATTACCGGAATACCCATAAACCAAACAGGAACAGCAATCGGAGCATAGGCCAATGATCCGGCAAGTTTTAAATCGGGGTATGAATTATGATATAGCCCGGTAGTTAAATCTCTGTTGACATTAAGTGATTCAGTATAATCAACATTTTTGGGACGGAATACGGGATTCTGTGTAACATTTTTGACGACCTCTTTCCTTTTAAACCAATCCATGATAGCACTCATGATTTATTTCCTTTAAACCGCTTGTTTGCCAAATACATTTGTCTGATTAATGTTGGATTATAATTTACAGCATCACAAAAAGCAATCAATGCAGGGATATCTTTATTCAGACAATGGCTGTCATAATATGGTTTATCTTCATATACAAAAGTATGTGATCTGTTAATTCTTGGATCGACAAGCCATAATTCCCGTAATTCATTATAATCAACCCCGAAATGATTTGCGATTCTGTAAAATTCATTACAGAATGTCACCTTCATTGCCAACCAGGTATTTTCCATATACTTGCATAGTTCAGCAGTTTTAGCGGTGGTCATATATATCCTAAAATTAGGATGTTTAATTAATTTATATTCTTCAATTACTTTTTTGCAATCTTCTTTATCACCGCCGACAATTAAAAAACCATAATCCACATTGTTTGCATGAATTGTTGATCCAAAATATTCAGGCGATACACATATTTTCTTATTATACTTTTTTTTAAGATAGTCAGTTGTTCCAGGCGGAATCGCTGATTTAATCAGAAAAACTTCCGCTTCTGATTCTTTTATTACTGATTCAACAATTGCGGTGTCTGCGCTTCCATCGGAATTCATTTCTGTCGGGACACAAATAATAGCCAGATCGGTTTTTATATTACAAATATTTCCCTTGCCTGGGTCATGTTTATATGCATCGGGAAATAATTTCAGCATGTTTGTCCCGACTATTCCATTTCCTATAATTTTAATGCTTCCCATTTAGCCCTCGTAAAAATTTTCCAGCTTTACAAACCATGTCCGGTTTACATCAAATTCGACAACATCACTCGGAAACATTTCATCAACTGCTTTTTTAACTCCCGGTAATCTTGGGTGATCATAATCATGTCCGCCAATCCATCCAGTTGATTTTATTTTTGGTAGCCACAATTCAATATCTTTCTTCACTCCATTATAAGAGTGATCACCATCGATAAAAACAAAATCAAGTGATTTATCTTCAAACTTTGCGGCTGCTGTTTCTGATTTCATTCTGTAATAGATTGCCCTCTTTCCTGCAAATGCACAAAGTTTTTTTGTTTTCTCATAGCATTTATCAAACTGTTCTTTTGTCTGGCGCGAGTTATCGTCCCCAGTTTTATAATAATCAGATGATTTTGTCGGTGGTTTCCAGGGATCAATCATATTGTGTGTCAATAACGGTAATTCTTTCAATATTCGATGAGCTGTATTTCCATTTAATACACCAATTTCAGCTCCAAATATTTCTTTATCTTTTGGCAGCCTGGCAATAATTGCATCCCATCTTTTTTTGGATTTCGGTTTGTTCACAGATACGGTCTTAATTTTTACTGGCCCTGGCTTACCTGCCTTTAACCTTCCGACCTTTTTATAGTTTATTGTCCTGCTTAATTCTGCAAGTGAGCGATTCGTTTTCATTTTTTTCTCCTGTAATATTTATTTCCGTCACCTATTCCCTGATAGTTTCTTACGTCCGGGATTTTAATTCCGAAAAGTTTTTCCACTTCTCCAAATCCTTCTGCGAGTATTTTCTCAAAATGGAAAACCGGAATTTTATATGAATCAATAAGCTCATTATATTCAGCCTGAACTTTCCATACTCTTTTTGCTTTTCTCATATCAAACTTTTTTCTGTTTTTTGTATAATGAGTTATAACGCTTTCCGGGCTTCTCTTTAATGCGATGGCAATATGATCGGGCAAAAATTGTTTCCAGTACTGATATACAAAAGTAATATAAGGAAATTTAAATCCCCAATTCCTGTTCCGTTCATATCTGTACATGCAATATTGCTCAACTTCTTTGCGTTTAACAACAATATTTTCCGGTAAAAATAATGAATCTTTTTTGGGAGCCCCGATCTGCTGCATTATTAACGAGCATCCAACTTCTTCTTCATATGGCTGGCCCGGATATTTTCCATCCTGCTCAATCCCGAAATTAATACCAGCTTTATGTAAAGCCCTTGCTGTCATTGTTGTCCCTGATTTTGAAAAACCCATTATTAAAACTACCATTTTATTCCCTTTGCTATAACCTTATCAGCCTTATTTTCCGTCACTATTATTTTAACACTGCTGAAATATTTTGCAAGTGTCTGAATGCCATTTGTTTTTTCTCTTACATCCATAATTAATACACCGTCATCAGACATAATCGGAATAATCTGGTCAATGTATGTGTCAACAGTGTAATGATATCCCCATGATAAAAGCGAAATCACAATATCTATATTGGATAATGTTGTCAGCGGCACTCCGGTTTGAGCATCCAGATATTTAAAATTGGTCATTCCATTGGCCTTCATAAATTTTATTGTCTGCTCTTTTGAGTTATAACCGAAATATTTTTCGTTGAACCCGTATTTAATTTTATTGGGATACACCTGATCAATAAAATCAAACAGATAAAACATTGGCTTATCTCTGTAATGCTGCATAAGCATTATATCAATTCCACCTATTCCGCAGCCTACATCAAGGATATTATTACATTTATAGGGCAGATAATTTTTTATATACTCGTAATCTTTTTTTATTTCTTCTTCGAAGTTCACTTTTCTTGTTCTTTGTTTTACGATCCAATCCATACAACTTTCTGGCACGATCATAATATTCCCTCCAAATTTTAATAATCGGTATAAGGTATTCAGGCGGTTCGCTTAATTGCCCGAAACAATATTTTCGCAATTTTGATTTTATATGTATAACGCGCGTATCTTTTGTTATAAACTCCCATTCATGCTGACAGGCATTCCATATAACGCTATCAAGTTTTAATACTTTTGCATAATTGTTTTTTTCAATTGTTATTGCCAATGATGCCTGATCAATGCCGCCATGGTGTGCTACAAATCGCTTGGCAGGAATATCGTCATTGATAACCCTTCCCCGGATATATAAAGTATTCTTGACCCATTCTTTTATAAACCTTTCTGACCGTGAATTATGCCGATACCACCAGATCCCGGTATTATACGGAATTATTTTCCTGACTGTGATAGCAATATCAAAATCCTGTTTCCATAAATCTGTTATATCTTTTTTAAAAAGTAAATCACAATCACAGACTGCAACATCCTGCTTATCTTTCAATATCTTTTTGCATGCTTGTAAATGTGCATAGCAGGTATCAAAAGTATGTACAAGTTTTTTTTGTGGTGAACGTAATT